ATGAGAGCAGAGCTTCTTATAATAATAGCAATCGAAGCTATAATAACAATAGTTATGATAGAAGCTATGATAGGAGTTATGAAAACTCAAACAGATATAGCGGGCATTATGATGAGGAATCTATAGAGAGATTCAAACATATGATGCAGGATGCTATACATCAGCTTTGATTTGTGATATAATATCTTCAATTTAATATCACAACATGAAATGAGAGAAGGCAGTCTAACGGGGACTGTCTTTTCTCTTGACTTTCTTTTTTAATTGTGTTATTGTATGTTTATCACGAAGAAAGCGAGAAAACACAATGCACACAATAACAATCAAAATCAGAAAAGCAAGATTTATGCCCGGCTGTGATTATTCAGCTTATGTGTCGTTTCCATTCAATTATGACATAGTAAACTTTATAAAGAGTTTCAGAAACAGAAGCTGGATTAAAGGCTCTAAAGAATGGGAGATAATGATAGAAGATATCGCACTATTATTAAAGAAATTTTCAAATTTTGCATTTGATATCAGTGGCAGATATGTAGATTTATCTCCTGAAGTTTATCATACAGCAGATGAATTTGATTTTAAGACTACTCCATTCTCACATCAGATTGAAGGATTTAATTATGGAATGAGTCATACTAAATGGCTACTCGGTGATGAAATGGGGTTAGGCAAGACTAAACAGGTAATAGATATTGCTTGTGCGTATAAGAAATTCTATGGCTATAAGCATTGTCTTATAATATGTGGCGTAAACAGCTTGAAATGGAATTGGAGAAATGAAGTATCAATACATTCTAATGAAGAATCATATATTTTAGGTCAGCGAGTAAAGAAGAAAACAAACGAGCTATATATAGGTTCTAATAAAGATAAGCTATATGATGTAGAGCACCTGGATGAGATTTCAGCGTACTTTATTATTACTAATGTAGAAACTCTAAGAGACGATGATATAACACAAGGATTACAGTCCTGGATGCGTCAGAATGAGATAAATATGATAGCTGGTGATGAGGTACATAAGATGAAAAACCCAGCATCACAGCAAGGAAAAGCATTTATTTCATTAGATACAGAATGTAAGATTGCTATGACAGGAACTCCTTTAATGAACTCGCCTCTTGATTTGTATATCATATTAAGATGGCTTGGTTATGAGAAACATTCGTTCTATTCATTCAAAAAATATTATTGCGTAATGGGTGGATATGGCGGATATGAAGTAGTAGGATATGTACATACAGAAGAACTCGAGGATCAATTAAGTCAGATAATGTTAAGACGATTGAAGGATGATGTATTAGACTTACCTGAAAAGACATATATAGATGATTATGTAGAAATGCTTCCTAAGCAAGCCATTATCTACAAGGAAGTCAAGGCAGATATTAAAGCTAATATAGATATACTATCAGTATCTCCTAATCCTCTCGCTGAAATGATAAGACTTAGACAAGCTACAGGATATACGGGAATATTATCATCAGAAATTCAATGCTCCGCTAAACTCGACAGAATGGAAGAGATAGTACAGGATGCTGTAGAAAACAAAAAACAGATTATTATATTTAGTAACTGGACACAGATAACAGATGTTATTTGGGATAGACTATCTAAAAAATATAAAATGGCTTGCATAACAGGTCAAACAAAAGAAAGCGAAAGAGTAGATGCAGTTAATCTTTTTCAGGACGGAACAATTAAAATTCTTGCAGGAACCATTGGAGCAATGGGTACAGGACTTACACTCACAGCAGGAACAGTTGTAATATTTATGGATCACCCTTGGTCAGAAGCATTGTATGAGCAAGCTGTAGATAGGGCTCACAGAGTAGGTCAGAAAAATAATATCACCATCTATAATATTATGTGCAAAGATACTATAGATGAAAAGATATGGAAATTAGTAAAGAAAAAGGGCGAAATGAGTGATTTATTCGTAGATGGTAAATTACCAGCAGGAAAGAGGAGAGAAATGATAGATTACTTATTATCATAGAAAGGAGGTATTATGAAACAGAATAAAGTTACCATTGAAGAACTTGCCTGTATGATAAACACATCCGTTCAGACAATCAATATATGGTACAAATTCAAAAAACACTTCCCAAAAGACCCAAAAGCAAAACTCTTACCTAACTACACACAAGAAGGACCCCACAGAACAAGATATTGGAATACAGATGATGTATGGAAAATTATTGAGTTTAAGAACTCCATAGTTAAAGGCCGAAAAGGTACTATGGGTGATATTACTCAGCGAAGAATCAAATCTAATAGGAGGAAGTAAGATGAGAAGAAAGATATTTGATGATAGTACAGAAACGACCGAAATCAACCAGGACGAGCTTAGTGATTTAGTAGCAGACTATATAGACAATAAATCATTAGAAGCGAAATATAAGAACCTGGCAGCTTCTGGAAACACTAAAATAAAACAGATTATGACGAGTAAACATTTAACAAGTGCATCCTGTAGTACAGGTACTGTCACATTATCTGAAAGGAAGTCAGAATCATTTAATGAGGATGAACTTATAGAGTTTCTTATGTCTAAAGGTCACGAGGGTGATATTGTTAAGACTAAAAGATATGTGGATTATGATGCACTCGAATCCGCCATATATCACCAGAAACTCTCAGAAGATGATGTTAAGGAGCTTGATAAGTATAAGAATACAAAAATAACATATGTTCTTAATATAAAGAATGGAGGTTGATATGGTGTTAAATCCTTTTGTAGCAGGAATATTATGCACAATCTTTGTAGAGATGGCAGTAGTAATCATATTAGCAATAATCAGAGGGGGTAAAAATAAATGAGTTATGAGATTAAAGGTAAACCTGTAAAGATAACAGCTACTTCTCGTAGTGCTATAAAGGTTCATGATAATTTCTATACTGTGGAGGCATCAGAAGAACGCTCAATACCTGATTCAGATGTTAATATGGAAGAAGAATATGATGCGTTATTTAATGAGTTAAATGATGTAGTGGATAAGCAGGTTAAAGATATTGTAGATACCTTCAAATAATCCTCTTGCATATAACAACTCGGTGTGTTATTATCATTACACAAAATTTTAGTCTTAGTGTAAGACTAAGTTGGCTGATACGTGCCGGTGTCAGTTGACACATACAGTATCAGCCAACAGGGCTCGACTTGAAGATACGGCACTATCTGAAAGTCGAGCTTTTAATTTCTAAAAGAAAAGAGGTATATTATATGTCAATCTTTCGTGTAAACAAAACAAAAAACTTTACCATCATCAATAATCATATATTAAGAAATAAAGATGCATCACTAAAAGCAAAGGGATTATTAACCTGGATGCTCTCATGTGATGATGATTGGAACTTCTCATTAGAGGGTATGAAACAATGTCTAAAAGAAGGTGATGATGCTATACGCTCAGGATTATCTGAATTAGAAGAATTAGGATATTTGCAGAGATTAAAACTTATGCCTGAATCTTATACTAATGAGAGAGGGGAGAGAATAGTTGTACGATCCCAAATAGAATACATATATGACATTTTTGAACAGCCTCAAGGACAGACAATTCAACATACTGAAAATCAGTATGTAGAATCGCAATATATTGAAAACCCCGTACAAAGAAATACTAAAGATAAAGAAGAACTAAATATAAGAAAAGCTCCGGAACCGGAGCTCTCTAATAATATATCTGAAATAAATCCTCGGAGAAACTTTAGAAAAGAACACGAAGTATTAGAAGATAAACTTAATAGTGGTGAAGTTATAGATGCAGAAAAGAATAAAAAGAAATTATCACCCGCTGAAAAATTACAGAATAATTGTTTAGGCGAGATTGATAAAAGAGCATATACAGAAGATGAAAAGGAATTATTGCGAGAATACTTCTTATGGGCATCATCTGGTACAGATGTGAGAAAGATTAAATCATTAGATTTATGGCGGTCTAAATTAAATGCATTAGAGCAGATAGCAAAATCATCAGGAGATAAAATATCTGATATAGTACAGCAGAGCATAGATAACAAGTGGTATAAATTTGAGCAGGTGAATAGAGTAAAAACTACAGCACAGCATCACGAACCATTAGCTGATGAAGTAATAACAGGAAATAGAGAAGAGGCGCAGAAACGATTAGATGCAAAAAGGGCTGCCGGAGCAAAAGTATATTAAGGAGGTTAGTATGAGCTTTTCTATTTGGGATGAAGATAGAGAATTATCTAAATCAGATATCAGGATGTTGCGTATGTCGTTATTGCCTGAATATCAATGGCAAGAGGATGAACTTATACCCGATGAGTGTGATATTGCTACATATGATAGACTAAATAAGATACGAAACAATCTCGATGATTTTTTAGGCAACAAGATAAATAATATAGTTATATGTGGAAAGAATTTAGGATGTGGTAAAACATCGTGGGCATTAAAACTACTTCTTACATATTTTGAGATATGTGAGCCGAGATTTGTGGGTGTAGATTCTGATGAGTTAGATAGAGGATTATTTGATATAGGCATATTCTTACAGACAGCTCCTTTTCTTGTAAAGATGAAGCAGTTTGGTGGAAATGATGATGCATATAAATTATATCAGAGATTAGAGAAAACGGAATTTGCAGTATTCGATGATATTTCCGCTGTACATATGTCGAATTATGATTACAATATATTATATGCATTAGTAGAAACGAGAGTGTTTGCCCATTTGCCTTGCATATATACTACAAACATAACAAGCAAAGAGAAGATGGAAGAGCTATTAGGGCCAAGATTAGCAGATAGGATATGGGAGAAATCATTGATAATAGAATTAAAAGGAAGTAGTTATAGGGGCAGTAAATGATAATACAAGTACAAGCAATAAGTAAAATCCTTGCAAAGAAGGATTATTCATTCATAGAAGATAATAATTTAACCGAAGATTTATTTACAGGTTATGAACAGCAATTCAATTTTATAGTAGACCACTATAAACGATATAAGACAATGCCTGATGAGCTTACATTTAGGTCAGAGTTTCCTAATTTTGAGCTTGTCGAGGTTACAGAATCAGATGAGTATATCATTGATAGTTTACGAGAAACAGGATTATTCACAAAAGCTGTTCCTATATTTCAAGAAGCGGCCAAGATGTTTGAGCAAGACAGTAATGCCGCAGTTGAGTTTATCAAGTCAAAGTTAGATACAGAATTACAGCCTCATTATTCTATTAGTGATGAGGAGATAATAGAGCTTACAGATGATAGGGTATCTAAATCAGAATATATAAATCAGAACCAATCAGAATTTTTTATACCAACAGGATTCGATGAAATAGATGCAGACATAAATGGATTGCAAAGAGGTGAAGAATTAGTTGTTATCTTTGCTCGTACTAATATGGGTAAGTCTTGGGTATCTGAAAAGATAGCTACATATATTGCAGAGATAGGATATAGAGCAGGATACTTTTCACCTGAAATGAGTACAAAAGATTTGGGATATAGATTTGATACATTACACGGACATATCTCAAACAATGCAGTAAGATTAGGTCGATTCAATGATGAATTTACTATAGATGATTATGCAGAATACGCAAAGGGCGTGAAAGATATAAAGGGTAAATTATTTGTAACAAGACCAAAAGACTTTGCAAGAAAAGTGACAGTAACAAAGTTAAAGAATTGGGCAAAGACAAGAAAATTAGACGCACTATTCATAGACGGTATAACATATCTTACAGATGAGAGATATAGAAAGGGTGATAGTAAAACAATATCCCTTACAAACATAAGTGAAGATTTAATGGATGCATCATCAGAATTACATATACCAATAATTGTAGTAGTGCAAGCTAACAGAGGCGGTATAGTAGAAAAAGATAGTAAAGATACACCTGAGTTAGAGAATATAAGAGATAGTGATGGTATAGCACAGAATGCCAGTATAGTGTATGCAGTACGTCAGCTCAAAGATGATAATGGAGATACATTTTTACTTATGGATAATAAGAAAATGAGAGCTGGTGTAATGGGAAATTCATACAGATATAAATGGAATATAGATATAGGAGAATTTGTATCCGTATCTGATGATGATATAAGTATGCCAGATAATGAAAGTGGAAAATCAAAACCTAAAAGAGAAGCAACAATATCTAAAGAGAAAAGAAGAAAAAAGAACTTAGAGGATGAATATTAATGCAGATACACAAATTAGAGTTTAATGCGGATGTACTTGATATATTACACGAGCTTAGAAAACAATTAAGGCAAAATCAAATAGATTTATTGCACGACATAAAAGACGGTCCATCTAATGTACAAGTTACTTGCATATACCATTCAGATGGTAATGAGAAAAAGCCGTCAGCTGGTATAAAGAAAGACACAGGAGTATATCATTGTTTCGCCTGTGGAGAATCTCACGATTTGCCAGAGTTTATATCTAATTGTTTTGGCAGAAATGATTTAGGTGCATTTGGATGGCAGTGGTTAATGCAGAATTTTTATTCTGTAGAAGTGGAGGATAGAAATGTTAAGTTTGATATTAATAGGAGTAGAGATATTGATGCAATATCTAATATGTATAATGGGGATAATAATGATAGCAAAAGGTATAGATATGTATCCGAAGAAGAATTAGATAGTTATAGATGGAATCATCCATATTGGAAAAAGAGAGGTATAACAGATGATAACATTATTGAGCTATTTGACCTTGGGTACGATTTGGATAATAAAATGATAACTTTTCCGAATAAAAATAGAAATGGTAAGTGTCTGTTTGTAGCAAAACGAAGTATCACAACTAAATTTTTTCATTACCCTAATGGAGTAACCAAAGAAGTTTACGGCATCTATGAGTTATATCAATTAGAAAAATTTCCAAACGAAGTTTATATAACAGAGTCAATGATAGATGCTTTGCGATTATGGCAAGTTGGTAAATATTCATGCGCTCTTAACGGACTCGGTAATTCCATACAATTTAAACAATTAACCGAGATGCCAAATAGAATATTTATATTAGCAACAGATTCTGATGAGGCTGGTATAAAAGCAAGGAGCAGAATTAGAGAAAATGTTAAAGGAAAATTATTTTTAGATGTGGTGTGGCCTGAAGGTAGAAAAGATGCAGGTGAATGTTTGGATGAAGAACTTATAAATTTGACAATAGATTTTATTTAGGATATAATAAATATACACAATGTATTGAAATATTTAGGATGTATTTATATGGTAGGGTATATTTATAAGACAACAAATTTAATAAATGGAAAAATATATATAGGTCAACATAAATCCGATAAATTTGATAACAAATATTATGGCAGTGGATATATTTTAAGACAGGCTATACATAAATATCATATAGAGAATTTCATATGTGAAATTATAGAGTGGTGTGAAGATTATGAAAGTTTGGATGAAAGAGAAATTTATTGGATATCAAAATATAATTCTACAGATAGTAACATAGGATATAATTTATCTTATGGAGGTAAAACTGCCAGATTTAGTGGAGAGAATCACCCTATGTATGGTAGGAAACATACAGATGAATCGAAGTATAGAAATAGAATATCACATTTAGGTAAAAAACATTCTAATGAAACAAAGGAAAAAATAAGCAAGGGTAATAAATGTAAAAAATTATCCGATGAACATAAAAAGAAAATAAGTATGGCAAATAAAGGAAGGAGATTAGGTGATAGACTAACTGATGAGGGAAGGAAGAAGATTAGTGAAAGTAATAAAGGTAAAATTTTATCCGAGGATACAAGAGCCAAAATAAGTGATGCCCATAAAGGTAAAAAATTTTCTGATGAGCATAGAAAAAAATTATCAGATAGTCATAAAGGCAATAAAGGTTATTGGAAATCAAAACATAGATATGAAACCACTAAACAAAAAATAAGTGATGCGTTGTCAAATAAGCCGAGAGAATATAGAAGAATACATTATAGAATAGGTGATAAAGAATTTTCAGGATTAAATGAGGGTGCAATATATTTTGGAATAACCAAATCATGTATGTCTTTATGGGTAAAAAGAGGATATACAAAAGATAATAAACCAATACATATAATAATTTAGAAGAAGTATATTAGATTGGGAGGTTTTATGAGATATTTTATTCATGCAGTACCAAGTAGATTGTGGTATATAAATAATTTTCTAATACCATCTATGCTATCACAAGGAATACAAGTAGATGAATTAGAAATGTATGTTGATAATGGAAATGATGGAAATCTTGTTTCGTGCCTTAACTCATTAAGTATGATGCCTAATGATGATAAAGGTACTTGGCATATACAGGATGATATTATGATATCACACAACTTTGCTGAGATTACGAGGCAAGCTAATAACTCAGTTATGTGCGGTATGTGTATGGATATAGATGAGGAACAGGAGAAGCCTGATGGAAAAGTAGATGCAGAAAATATGTGGTATTCATTTCAATGTATTTACATACCTAATAGATTAGCATTACAGTTTGTTCACTGGTTTAATACTGTAGCAATAGATGATCCTAAATATGCTTTATGGATAAGTAAAAATAAATATGACGATTCATTTTTTAGAAGATTTATGTTGGAAAATAATTTAGGGTATGATATAATAAACATCAAGCCTAATATAGTTAATCATATAGATTATATGTTAGATGGCTCTTTAATAAATAAAGACCTTGATGATATAAATAGACAGGCTAAATATTTTGAGGATAGAGATTTACAGATAAGCTTGGAGTTAAAGATAAAGACATATAGACTCACACAAAAGATGAAGGAGTCAACAAATAAATTAAATACCACTAATAATATAGATGATATTTTAGATAAATATACTATGACAAGAAAAAGAAAAAGAAATTTACCTTTAGAAATGAATTATAATGGTTATTCAGAAAAATAGAAAATCCTATTTACAAATGAAAATATTTATGTTATTGTATATTTAACATAGCAACAGCAAACACACAAACGACAGAAAAGGAGGAAAACAAAAATGTCAGTAAAAGAAGCTATGCAGAGAGAAGTCGGAACTATAGGTCAGCGGTACGAGAATAGGAAGAACAAGAAAACCGGAATACTCGAAGAACGTGATGAGAAGCACAAGCAGTTAATCTTTAAGGCAGATGATGGAAGTTCTTTCATCGTAATGTATTCCACATTCAGAAGTGATTGGCGTAAAGTGAAAGACGGAGAGTCTGAGGTTAAGATTGATACAAAGAAGCCTGAGACTAAGAAGCCTGAGACTAAGCCTGTAAAAGAGAAGTCTGATAAGCCCGTATCTAATAAGAAAGATAAGGCCCTCACAGATAAGGAACATCACGAGCTTCGTATGCAGACAATGGATGCAGTAGTAGAGGCCACTGAGAGTTTAGGTCTTGATTGTAAGGTACGTATAACCGGCAAGACAAAAGGAATATCAGTCAAGATGGGCAAATTTAACAATATGGAAGTCTATGTTGAGAATAAAGATACGGTTAGATATGTGATATTCGTTAGAAATGAAGTCCAGTTGCCAAAGACATACGGTGCAGAGTATGAGTACCACGATAACTTTAATCTCAAACATAAGTATATAATGAGTGACCTTCATCTGAAGGAGTTCATAAAGGCATTGAAGTCAGAAAACACAAATAAGGAGGAAAAGTAATATGCCACGGTTCAGTTATGAGGATGCCGACAAATACGGTTCAAGCGGAGGAAGAGGATCATTCTTTCAGTTAAAAGACGATGGAGACAAAGCATTTGTACATCTGTTAGGTGACAGTATGAATGACTTTCCCGGATATGCAGTACACAGAGTACCTATAGGTGATGGATATAGATATGTGAACTGCCTCAGAGAAGCGGGTGAGCCTGTAGATGTATGTCCTTTCTGTGCAGAGGGTAGACAGGATCCTGAGCTTAGTAAAGTTTATGCGAAGCTGTTTATACCTCTCTATAATATAGATGCAGATGAGGTACAGCTTTGGGAGAGGGGGAAAGCTTTCTTTAAGAAGCTCTCCAGTTACATATCGCATACACCTAATGCATCAAGAGTTGTTACAGAGATTGAGCGTGTAGGTAAAAAGGGTGACCAAAAGACAGAGTATAATCTTTATGAAAAGCGAGGAGAAGATGATGGCTTTGATATCGCTAATGTAAAAGATGATATACCTGAGGTATTAGGTGGAGTAGTTCTTGATAAGACCGCAGAAGATATGGAGTATTATCTTAGACACGGTGATTTTGAGGATATATCAAAGAAAGATGAGCGCCCCACAAGAAGGGATAGGAGAGAAGATGATAGCCGTGTAAGTAGACGTACACCATCATCAAGACGTACAGCAGAGGATGAGTATTAAATAGGGAGCATCACCTGTCAGGAGTAAGTGGGTGACCAGCTTAATAAACCTGGGAATAAGCTGTTATTAGGAGATTTGTATGCCAGCACTCTTTGATATAGGCACATCAAGACTAAATGTTAATGATGCCGAGTTGATATCTAAAACAAAAAAATCAAAACCTGCAAGTAGTAAAAAAGGTTCAAATTTAATATCTAAAATCGCAGAAGCGGATGCTTTTATAAATCAATATCTCGGAAAATATCTACAGTATATGGAAGTAATCTCTGACGAGCAGAGATTATCTGAATATATAGACCACGCAATTTCAAATGGAATAATCGCAATAGATACGGAAACAACAGGATTAGATCCTTTAGTAGATAAAGTAGTAGGTGTAGGTATATACACTTATGATGAAACTTGGGCATATATACCTGTAGAGCATATATCTTATGTGACAGGGCAGAGAGCTAAACATCAGTTAGAGAGTGCGCTTGTAGGTTCAATCCTAAAGCGCCTGGAAGACGCAGGAACAAAGATTGTGATGTTTAATGCTACATTTGATATACGAATGATAAAGAATAGCTTAGGAGTGCGTCTACATTGTTGGTGGGATTGTTATTTAGCCGCAAGACTTCTTAATGATAATGAGCCAAGCAATACGCTAAAGAAACTCTATCAAAAATATATATTAAGGGGCGAATCTAATGCATTTACTTTTGAGGAAGTATTTGGTAAAATGTCATTTCAGAATATACCCATAAAGACAGCATATCCTTATGCCGCATATGATCCTAAGGTAACATTAGATTATTATGATTATCAGAGTAAGTATTTATACTATGATCCAACTTGTGCTATGGATGATAGAAATGGTATGAATGGAGTGTCGTGGGTATTCTTTAATATAGAAATGCCTTGTGTAGATGCTACAGTTGAGTTAGAGGATACAGGTATAGAATTTGATTTTGAATATAATGAGAAGTTAAAGGTAAAGTATCATAAATTATTAGATGATAAAGAGGAGTATTTTCATAAGTTATGTGAGGAATACAAAGATGAAATTGAGAGTTATCAAGGTAATACTCGTTTTGATGATCCTATTAATATCAATTCTGTGCCTCAATTACAGGCGCTGTTATACGATATTATCGGATTAGAATGTCAGATTGACAAAAAGACAAAGAAACCTACAAGAAGTACAGGTGAGGAAGTATTAAAGAAACTCAAACATCCTGTAGCAGATGCCATATTAGCATATAGGGAATTCTCTACAATAGTAAGTACATTCATTGATAAACTTCCCGAATGTGTTAATAAGAAGGATGGAAGAATACATTGTAAATTCAATCAATATGGTGCAGATACAGGCAGATTTAGTTCAGATAGTCCTAATATGCAGAATTTGCCCAGTCATTGTAAAGATATACGTCCTATGTTTACAGCCACACATTATGATAAGGTAGTAGAGTTTAACACAGATGATTTTTTAGAGGTGGATAAATTTACTGAAATAAAAACTGATGATAGGGGTTGGATATCGTCAAGTAGTGTAATGGCTAATGATATACTTGTTATTGATGGTGATAAGTTAAAAGTTAGTAGGGTTGATAATTGTGGTGATACTCTGCGAATCTTTTTATAGTATATTTTGTAAAAATGTGATATAATATTCTATGTGTTACAAAATATGCTATGAAAGGGGATATATTTATGGCAAATAGGATGTGGACTAATGAGGATATTGAATGGTTAAAATCTAATTATGAGTCGTTAGGTTTAGTTAGATGTGCCGATTATTTATGCCGTAGCCAATCTGCAATACTACATAAAGTCTCTAACTTAGGTATAGCTAATAGAAGAGGGGGAAATAGAAAGCCAAGAAAGTATCTATATAATGGATATTGGTGTATATCTACTACAGAGGGTAGGTATTTTATACATAGACATATTATGGAAGAGAAACTCGGTAGACCACTTAATGAGAATGAGATAGTACATCATATAAATGGTAATAAATTAGATAACCGACCGGAGAATTTAGTATTGACTACAAGAAGTGAGCATCAATCGGTGCATCATAATAATCGCAAACGTGATAATAATGGCAGATTTACAAGTGATTTTTATGGTGAATCTGAAACAAAGAGATTATTTTAGAGAGAGGGGGTGATGTAAGAATGAAAAAGTCAGTTAGGGTTAGAAAGCAGTATGTGATTATGTCCGCTGACTATTCTTAGGTCACAGCAAGAGATTAAAGGTATGGCACAAATGTGTCACGATGAAGGAATGATAGAAGCATTTAGACAGGGTAAAGATTTCTATGCAGAGATAGCATCAGTAGCATTTGGATATCCATATGAAGAATGTCTTGAATTTAGACCAGATGGCACTACTAATCCTGATGGAAAAGAAAGGCGGGCACAAGCAAAGAGCATACTTCTTGGAATAAATTATGGTAGAGGAGCAGAGAGTATAGCTGAACAGTTAGGCTGTACTAAGAAGAAAGCAGAGAAGATAAAAGAAGATGTGTTCGAAGGATTTCCTGCTATAGCAGAATTTGAAAGACAGAGTTTTGAAATGGCAGAAGATTTAGGATATGTGACTACACTATGGGGAAGAAAAAGAAGATTTCCAAATATGCTTCTACCTGATTATGAGTTTGAATGGAAGTCTCACAATTCAGATGATGATCCTCTTAATTTTGATGATGCTGATGATGAGTACGATGAGATTCCTGATGAGCTTATTGATAAGTGGATGAGAAGAATAAAGCAATCTTGGGGTCAAAAAAGAAATCATGTATTACAACAGGCGCAGATAGAAGATGGTATAATCATTACAGATAATACAATGAAGAAAAATTATACCCAGATAGTTAATGCTCGAATACAGGGCACCGCAGCTGACATGACAAAACTTGCTATGATAGCATTACAAAAAGATGAGAGGTTGAAAGAGTTAGGATTCAGAATGTTAATACCTATACACGATGAGATATTAGCAGAATGTCCTGTAGAGAATGTAAAGGAATGTAGTGAGAGATTTGCAAAGATAATGTCAGAGGCACCTGGAGATAGATTTGAGGTACCTATAAGCTGTGATGTTGATATATCATATAGATGGTATGGAGATAAATATATAGTTAATGAGAAGGGAGAGTTAGAGAAATTAAATGGGTGATTTTGAAGTAAAGTTAATAGCCTCATTAGTAAGGAATATGGTAGACGCTAAGACAGAAGAAGAGGTAGATATGTTATATGAGCGTATACTTATGCAGTTGGATTTATGCTATAAATCAGTAATAGAGGGTCTTAATAAATGATTACACCGATATTTATATGCACACACGGACGACCCGATAAACAATATACATATCAGACATTACGAAATAGTGGATATACAGGAAAAATATGTTTTGTAGTAGATGATGAGGATGATACTGTAGATGAGTTACGCAAAAATTATCCTAATGAAGATGTATTACAATTCAATAAACAGGAGTTAATAGATGCGTCTGATACAGGTACGAACGAGGATCATAGAGCTTGTATATTATATGCCAAACATTTTTGTGAATGTGTTGCCGATAATATGTGTCTACAAGCATTTATAATAGCCGATGATGATATATTGAAATTCAGATACAGATATGTAGAGGATGGAAAATTAAAATCATTAGATGTTAAGAATATGGATAAGGTTATATCTATATATACTGATATGATGTTGAAGTGTGATATGTCAGCTACAGGATTTGGATTCACACAATTTTATTTTACAGGTATACATTCATTCGATAGTGATAATATGCAGAAATATAGGGTACCATATAATTTTGTGTTTAGAAATACAAAGCATAAGATAAATTGGATGTCCTGGTTTGGAGAGGATATAATAACAGCAGTATATTATGGTAGATGTGGAAGCTATATGTCAGCATTACCATATGTACAGCAAGAAATTGTCCCATTAGCCACAGCAGATGGTGGTATGAAAGACACATATGATAGTAATAGTGATGTGAGATTAGCTATGCAGAATATTATGTATTTACCTACTGAATTAAAGGTATATAAATATAAAAACAAGTATATGGCATCAATAAAAAGAGATAATGCATTTCCAAAAATTGTTAGTTCAAATGTTAGAAAATCCAGATGCAGATGTTAATGCCATATAGTATAATATGTATGTGAATGTTTAGAAAGGAGAGATTATGAATCAGTTATTTGAAGATTGTATGAATAAGCCTATGGGGGAAGATACAAAATATTCGAGAGCTATTAAGGTACCTCAATATGAACCGAGTAATACTAAGCCTATATTGAGTACAGTTTATGACACAACAAAATATAATAAACTTATAGCAAAGATAAAGAAGTCAGGAGTATCAGATGAGGAGAAGAAATTCTTAAAGTTTGCCGCATCAAGACATATAGTTTTTACATATAGTAAGATAGCAGACTATTATGCCCACGCAAGTAAAGAAATGCAAGAGCTTATGGAAGAGTCAGCATTAGTAATACTTGATATAGATGATGCGATAGCAAATGGTTATGTGGCTTTATCTGAAAAGATGAAACAGCTAATAGATGAAGAAAAAGAAAGGGATGCTTTAGCAAGAGAGGCTCAGGATATATTAAAAGAGCAGAGGATACTTGCGGAGCAAAAGGAGAAAGATGAGAAAGAGTCTAAGAAAGTGGCAAATAAGAAAAGAGAGGGAGAAGAGGATACAGGAGAGACGGCTGAGATTGTGGAGACAGTGGATAAAAACGAACCAGTTGTCGAAACTAAGACAGATACTAATACTGTTGGGAATACTCCACTCTTTTGAATTTGAAATGTACTGTGGGAGTCAAAAACATGAGCTTAAACAATTTTGCAGTAATGATATTATGCCACGGCAGAGCAGAGAATACGCCGACTTGGTACACACTTCGTAAATATGGATATACAGGCAGAATAATAATAGTCTGTGATGATGAAGATAAGGATTTACCTAACTATCAAGCAATTTATCCAGATGTAGAAGTATTTTCAAAAGATGATGTGTTGAAATATATGGACACTATGGATAACACAGACAATAGAGCTTGTGCTGTATATGCAAGAAATGCCTGTTTTGATATAGCAGAAAGGTTAGGGCTTAAATATTTTGCAGAGTATGATGATGATTACATTAGTCACCCATATAGATGGGAAGAAGAGGGTGTTCTCTACAGAAGCTCTCTCGCCAACTTGGATAAAGTGTTTGAAGCGTACTTGGAATTTATGGAGACAAGTGAAGAAATATATTCGGTTGCATTCGGACAGCCGGGAGACTTTATTGGTGGAGTTGGTAGTAGACTACATCAGGAAAGATTTAGACGAAAGTGTATGAATAGTTGGATATGTAAAACAAGTAGGAGATTTACATTTAATGGTACCCAAAATGATGATTGTACCACTTACTGTATAGAGGGTAGCAGGGGCAAAATATTTCTAACGTTTGATTTTATAATGATAGACCAGCCTGAAACACAGCAAGTAGAGGGTGGTATGACAGAGATGTATTTAGGCACAGGCACTTATCAAAAAACCTGGTACACTATATTAGCCTGTCCATCATTTGTGAAAGTAGGTATGATGGGAGATAGATATTATAGAATACATCATCAGATAGACCATAATAGTGCTTATCCAATGATAATAAGTGGGAGATATAAAAAATGATAGAAGAATGGAGAGATATAAAAGATTGTAAAGGTTTATATCAAATAAGTAATATAGGTAATGTCATAAGATTATCTAAAGAGATTACATATAATGTTAAAGGTACATTATGTAAAAGAAATATGCCTCAAAAATTATTACATCCGTCACTTACATCACAAGGATATCTTATAGTATATATTGGAAATAAATTTTATTATGTACACCGTCTTGTAGCAGAAGCGTTTATACCTAATCCTGATAATTTGCCTTGTGTAAATCATAAAGATGAGGATAAATCCAATAATTGTGTTGATAATCTGGAATGGTGTTCATATAAATACAATAATAATTATGGTACAAAGTCTGTTAGATTAAGTCGTGCTTTGAAAGGTCGAGAATTTTCAAAGGATACACTACATAAAATTAGTATTTCAAATAAAGGAAAGCATAATTATTGGAAAGGTAAAAAGTTTTCAAATGAAACAAGATTAAAAATGAGTGAGTCGGCTAAATTAGTATGGAGTAAACGTAAACTAAATAATTTATAATATAAGGAGGATTAAGAGATGAAGTTAAGTGTTCAAACAGCCGCATTTCAGAATATGGTGGCAAAAGCAACAAAGGGTGCAGTAATGAATAAAGACCTTTTCATTACGCAGTTGATGGCAATTCAGTTGAAAGACGGCAGACTTACACTGATAACCACAGATAATTCTAATTATCTGTATGTGAGTGAGAAATTGCCCGGAGAAGATTTCTATGTAGTAGTACAGGTAGATAAGTTTAGCAAGCTGATTTCAAAACTCACCTGTGATGTTGTAGAGTTGGAGCTTGTATCAAAAGAGGGTCAGCTTGATAAGCTCGTAGTAAATGGTAATGGACGTCATGTATTAGAACTTCCGTATGATGAAGATGGAGAGCTTATAGAGTTTCCTGATCCTGTAAATAATGCTGATACCTCTGATTGGAAAGCTATTACAACAAAGCTATCTACAATTAAGATGGTACTTTCTACAGCAAAGCCCGCTCTTTCAGCAAGTGCAGACACCTGCTATTCGGGATATTATATGGGAGATTGTATAGTATCTACCAATACATATAAGATTTGTGGCATAGATATCAAGATGTTTGATGAGCCTAAACTGTTACCACCTCAGCTTATAGATTTGCTCGATGTAATGACAGAGGAAGATATAACAGCGCAGTATAGTGAGGATAGTTTGATATTCTCTACACCGAGCGTTATAGTGTATGGTAAAACTATGAGCGGTATAGAAGATTATAAGATAGACGCAATACAGGCATTACTGAATGAGCCTTTCCCGAGTTCTTGTAAGATAGATAAGTCATTACTCTTGCAGATACTTGATAGGGCATCATTGTTTGTGGATACTTATGATAAGAATGGTATCTATCTCACATTCACAAAAGACGGCATAATGATATCTAACAAGAAAGATAAGGGAGAAGAAATCATACCTTATAAGGAGAGTAGTGATTTTGAAGCATACACCTGCTGTCTTGATATAGATTTGTTTAAGACACAGGTGAAAGCATATCCTTCAGAGCTTTTGGAGATACTGTATGGAAAGCAGAGTCTTAAATTTGTAGTGGGTAATGTAAAACAGTTTGTCGCACTTTCGGTAGATGATAGAGCAGAGCAGGGAGAATAAAATATGAGTCGAGATAGTCTAAAGTCAGTAGTAAGGCTTATAGATGCGGCTAATGATACAGAGTCAGTGGAGGAGCAATTCCTCCACGACTTATGTAGAAGCATTGAAATGAATGCCAGTAAATCTAATAGAAAGCCTTCTCAGACATTTAAGCCGAGTAGTATGAATTGTAAACGAAATTCTTACTATCAGATAGTAGGTGCAGATACAGATGATAGTTCGGGCACAACTCATACAAGTATAGGCATAGTAAATTCTGGTACAGATACCCATATAAGAATACAAGATGCTATAGCACATATGCAAGACAATGGTATGGATTGTAGATATGTAGATGTAGGAGATTTTGTATTCGGAAGAAATCTTGAAGATATAGTTGTACGAGAGAAGAATGGTTCTGAGACAAAGCTGTACAATAAGAAGTACAATATATCCTTTATGTGTGATGGCATTATAGAGTATAAGGGGAAATATTATATACTCGAAATTAAAACAGAAACAAGTAATAAATGGTACAGTAGGACAGGTGTAGATAAGAAACACTACAATCAGGCTATAACATATTCATTATCATTGGGATTAAATAAAGTTATATTTTTATACATAGATAGGGATATGAGTAATAAGAAAGCCTATATGTTCGATGTTACAGATGAGATGAGACAGGGCATAATAGATTATATAGCAGATGTAGATGGTTATGTAGAAAGAAATATTGTGCCGCCTAAAGAAGATATTCCTAAGAACATCTGTAATTATTGTGGATATCAGATACAATGTAGAAAGGATAAATGATGAGCCATCCAAACTATGGTAAGGATTTTGAAAAGCGTATAGCAGAAGCTATGTTGAGAGTAGCCGATGTAGATGTACAGAGATTATATGATACAACAAATGGGTATATAGGGGTACATCAGCCGGCTGATTATATTGTCTATAAATATCCTCATCAGTATTACATAGAGTGTAAATGTACTTGGGAGAATACACTTCATAAAGATTATATACCACAGCTTGATGATTTATATAAGAAGTCTCAGACAGATGGTATAATAGCAGGTGTAATAGTATGGTTTATAAAACACAATTATACAGCATTTATATCCGTAAAAGATTTAGTACGTCATTTTCAAACACATAAATCCATAAATATTAAAGAGTTGAATTATAAACGAGAGCTTACCCATATAGAGATATTTGGCGAGAAACGCAGAGTATTCTTTGACTATGATATGGGAAAATTCTTTTCCTGTTTTGATTCCTGATGCTATTGCATACTGAGGATGATATAATATGATAGTAACAGTATGTAAGCATTTAAGAAAGAGAGGAGAAAATGGGAAAAATAATTAAGTATGATAGAGGATGTAGGGGATGTGTACATCTTCTACAAGTAGGTAAGTGTGATTACCTATGTGATGCCAGAGTAAATATGGATGATTCACCAGTATATCCAATATATAATGGCAAGCATACAGATGGTTGGAATTTATGTGATGGTGAAGATTATGTAATGGATATACTAAAGTTAAATAAACGAGTCAGAACAGCCAGGAGTAGTTAGGAGAGTATATGAATAAGCAGACAGATATTTTATCAAATGAATTATTAGACAGCGTAGAAATCAACGCCAGCACTATCCAGGATAGAGTAGATGAGATAATAGATATATACTCACACGAGCTTGACGATTATATGAAGTTTGTTATAGGTATACTTCGTAATGATGAAGAGCCTCCTACAGATGCAGAGCTTGATGATTTTGCACTCAGATTATCTACACTTATATATTTTACAAGTGTTGGTGCAGAGCAGATGGGAATAAGAGATGATTTATCAAGGGCCGCATATAAAGAAGCGTATAATGTAGCCCGCTCACTACTCACAAAGGGTACAGTTGCGGATAAGAATATGCAGGCAGAAATAGATGCTACAGCGGAGAAGGTGGTGAATATCGTTTATAGTAAAGCCTATAAAATTCTTAAAGCCAAGGTAGAATCCGCACAGGAAGTATTATCATCTGTAAAGAAAGTGATAAGTAGACGTATGGGAGAAACCGCATTAAGTCAGATGCAGGTAAATAAATAGGAGGTGTGTATGCCTACATTAAGTGAAGTAATAAATAATGTCAATAAAAAAGCCGGTAGTTCTATAGTAGGGTACGGTATACCTAAAAGAGAATATACTCGTATCCCATTTACAAGCCCTCGAATGAATTATTGTACTTACGGAGGCATACCTACAGGTAGACTTATTGAGTTTTATGGTGAGGAGCACGGAGGCAAAACAACTACAGCATTAGATATAGTAGCAAATTTTCAGCAGATGGAATCTGTTAAAGAAAAGCCAAGAAAAGTGGCATACTTTGATAGTGAGTGTACACTTGATGTTGGATGGGCTACAAAGTTAGGAGTGAATGTAGATGATTTAATAGTGTTACAACCTGAGGAACAAAGTGCCGAAGAGATATTACAAATAATATTAAATATGATAAATACAGGCGAGGTAGGATTATCCATATTAGATTCAATAGCCGCTATGACCTCAGCACAAGCTATGGAAAAGACAGTAGCAGATAAAACCTATGCAGGCATATCAATGCCACTTACTGTGTTCGGTGATAAAGCTGTGATGATGTGCAAGAAATACAACAGCACAATCATAGGCATAAATCAGATAAGGGATGATTTAGGTGCTATGTGGGGTGGAGCTATAAAGACTCCTGGTGGGAGAGCTTGGAAACATTTATGTAGTGTGCGTATGCAGTTTACTCGTGGCAGTTTCATAGATGAGAAAGGTGATGATATAAAGAGAAGTAGTGAGAGCCCCGCAGGTAATAAAGTGCTTATGACAATGTCAAAGAATAAGACCTGTCCTGGTAATAGAAGAGGCGGATATTACACTATTAGATATGATAGTGGTATAGATTATCTCGCAGATTTAATAGAAGTGGCAATTAAGTATGACCTCATACAGAAATCAGGTGCTTGGTTTACTATAGTAAATCCAGATACAGGAGAAGTATTATCTGATAAGATACAGGGTCAATCTAATGTAAATGATTATCTTGCAGATGAGGCACACGAGGAGATACTTACATTTATAGAACAATATATAGATAGTAAGGTTTAATTATATTCCAGTTGAAATATAACTTAGCTTACTATACAATATAATCAGAAACAAACAAAGCGCACAGATAGATGAAAGGAGAAAAGATGTTAGAGCAGTTTTTAGAGGCATTAGATGATGAAAAGGAGTATAATTTCATAGCAAACTATTATAATGAGATATCAAAGTTTGACCTGAGAACACTTCTTCTTGAATATATCTATGCAACACACAATTTACCTCAGACGCATAGAGAGCAGGTTATAGATGATGTGAGAGAGGGTATAGAAGAGGCTACTTGTAAGATATGAAAACAATATTAGAGCAATGGGATGGAAAATTTGAGATAGATAATGAGATTGAGGAGAATTTAGATAACTTCAATCCCGAAGATGGAGAAGAGTTTCATATAAAACTCTTACCTGATAGATAGCATACACACCTTTGGCGTTGTTTGTCATAGTTTTTCTGAATCTAAATAACCATACATCTTCTGGTTCCGCGACTTGCTGAGAAGTGTGAGATATGGCAGTAAGGTCCTTTCTAAAAAGAATATGAATACAGATAATATAAATGAAATAATAAGAATATTGGAAGAGGCTAAAAGACTATCTGATAAAGTATTAGGTCAGATGCAACCACATACAAGAGAATACTTATACTTTGATGATGTTAGAAATGGATTAGGTCTTGAAATAAACAGATATAAGAAATATATAAAGTTAATGGAGGAAGAATGACGGAAAAAGAAATTATAAATAAAATAAAGCCAATTTTGGAAGAGCTGTCTTATCCAAGTGCGGTATCATATCTTACCCTCAACGATAAAAAATGGCTTAAAGCAACAATCAAAGCAATAGAGCAAGAGCCAAAGACAGGGCATTGGATAAGGTGGTATGAACAAAAAGAAACAAAGTGGTGCATAGAAAACATACCACATTGTAAATGTTCGGAATGTGGCAAAGAATATGATCCGCATTCAAGCCAATTTATCAAATATTGCAATGAGTGCGGAGCAAAAATGCAGGAAAGTGAGGGAGTATGAAACTAAAAGATATAGCAGACATGAAAGAATATTTAGAAAATAGATGTTATTGTCCTTATGAAATTTATGATATGACAGGTTTTTTCTTTAACTGTTTTGAACCCGATGTTGAGTGTGAGTTGTTAGTCGAAGGTGAAAGAGGGAGCATACACGGAACTTTTGTCTTGGCTAAACCTTCACAGTTCAATGAGGATAGCTTGCAGATTATTTATATCGAACATACTAACGGAATTGTGGATAGTTGTATAAGGATAGATGCTACGGAAAATAACAAAGAACAGATATTAAAGTTTTTGAGTGGTGAAATTGAGAAGATGCATTTTGACGAATATTCAGATACCAAAACAGAAGAATCATTAAAGGAAATTTTTAGTATTGCGGATGCAATATGTTGTTGATTCACAGGAAAGGGGCGGTGAAGAATGATAAGAGAATATATGTACGTTGCTATCAATCGCAATGATGAAATTCAATGGGTAAAAGGTTCATCAGCAAAGACGAGATATTTTAGGACAGACAAATATCTTAAAAATGCGGTTGAATACCATAATAAATATCATCCCGAAGATATATGGAAAATAAGAAAATGTGTGATATTGGAAGCTGAACCACAGGAAAAGGAAAGTGAGGAATAAACATGGCAACAGTAGAATTTCATCACGGCGCATTGTGCGAGACTTACGAAGAACAGGCTAACAATCAGGGCTTTACTTATGGTAAAGATGCCGAGTGGGTTCAGCAGGTCGGATTCGGATTAGTATGCGCTCATATTCACGGATGTATCACAGATGGCGAGTATGACAAGATTTTGCAGAGATTTCAGAGAAGGATTCTGCTGAAGAAATTGAAGCGTTTGCCGGAAAGTGAGGGTAAGGAATGATAACAATATCTATTCAAAATGCGATTTGTATAGTTATAGCAAGTATGGGTTTAGGAGTAACTATATCCGATATGGTGAGGGCTTTTATAATTGGCAGAAAGTGAGGAATAATTATGGAGTATGCAATAAAAGTAGCAGGGTGCGCAGTATTGGCTTTATTATGCGTGGCAGTTCCAATATTAACTGTATTAAGTTTTGTTTATCAGTGGGGCTATTATTTATCCCTTTCTTTAACATTATTATCTGCTGTCATTGCTTTAAGCATATTTAAAGCACTGATGCTTATAGAATAGACAGAAAGTGAGGAATAAATGAGTGAATTAGAAATTTGTAAATATTGCGGAAAGCCTATTATGCGTGGCGAGGTTTGGAATCCCGACGAAAATGGCAACGGTTATCATCATGCGTGTCTTATTGATATTGAGTTTAACGAAAACAAAAAACGTGTGGAACGTTTGGCACAAAAGTCTATTCTTGACAAGATAAGAGCAGAGATAGAAGCACTTGAATATTTGAACATCGAGGACGGTTCTGACGGATATGACAAATATATAGAACAGTATGAAGTCTTAAAGATTATCGACAAGTACAAGGCAGAAAGTGAGACATGCCCACTGAAATTTACGGATCGTCAGTGAAAGCTCACTCTTTGCGGAGAGTATGAGAAAGGCATTGATTAAACAGAAAGTGAGGATAAGGAATGAAGCGAACCTATGATGCAGAGTTCTTTGACGGGAAATGTCCGTACACAGGCAAACTTTGCTATGAGTGGGAATGTAATTCTTGCGAAGTAGAGGCGCAAGAAAAGAAAAACACGGAAGAATCGTATAAGGCAGAAAGTGAGGGATAATAATGTTTGAATTTATGTATGCAGAGAAAATTAAAAAAGATATTGTGATGGAAGTTATTGATAAATATAAAGATGATTACTATCTTAATATTACATATAAACCAAATGGAACTACTGAAATATTTATTGGTAGTAAGAGGAAAGAAAGTGAGAATAAGACATGAGAGTATATAAACCCATAAGTTATATAAGATGTGGTGATATAGGAATCAGGATAAGTGAAATCATACATCCTCAGAAATGCAGTGTGCCCGGTTGTCAGGAATCCGAATGTTATGATATACAGTATGAAAAGCCCGAAGGGCTTTCATTTATGGGTGGCACTTTTTGTGAATGGCATTTGAAACTCATTTTTAATATTTCTACAAGTATGAAATGTATAAATTGGTAAGGCAGAAAGTGAGGATAAGTAATGACATTGATTGATGCGGATGTATTCTTAGCATACTTAATCTTTTCAAAGCACATAGATAGTCTAAAGTGCAGAGACGTTAAAGAAGCAGTTGAAATGTCTAAAGTCGATGTTCTTGACAAGGTAAGAGCCGAGATAATGAGCCTTACCGACGGTGATACACCTGAGCGAATTTGGAATGTTGATGTATTAGAAATTATCGACAAGTACAGGAAAGAGCAGGAAGATGCAGATAGCGATTGATATAGACGAAAATCTCTATATCCGTTTATTCGATAATGGTGATGAGAGTGTATCAGATATGAGCGAAGCCTGTACCGCTATTCGTAAGGGTATACCACTTGATGAGATAAGAGCAGAAGCCATATCACGGAAAATCAATTACACAGATTCCAACAGGGATACATACCGTAGAGGAATAAATGATGTTTTGAAAATCATTGATGAGATTATGGGTGATATATACGATGAATCAGATGGAGAAGTCTACGAAAAGATAAAAGAAATAATAGCCAAAGTAAAGGAGCAAGGAAAATGAAAAAAGTAATAGTTAGCCATATAGCTAAAAATGGCGTTCAAGAAGCCAAAGTAGTGCAATATCAAGTAGACGATACTACTAAAAAACTTATTAGAGAAGCAAATGAACGAATAAAAGCCGAACAAAATAACTGTGTAAACACATATAGGGAAGCAACCTCATATTTTGTAAGGTAAAGGAGCAGAAAGATGGGAATGACAATTAGTGAATATATGAAAGAAAAGTATGATAATCGAGAAGATAAGGACAATATGTTTGGAGTAGGTATTACGGATGCAGAATTTAGAGCTTTTGCTATAGATTATCTTCTTGGGGAAGATTGGTATGTTGTAGATCCATTGGGTCAGACACAGGTAAATGAAATAGCTTTAGCTACTATTCTTAGCAAATATTCAAAACGATTTAAAAAGGAAATAAAGCCATTAAGAGGTATTAGAAGATGGGAATGACGATTGAATTATTGTTAAAGTCAGTTTTTTGTCATTTTTACAAAAATAAAAGAGCTTATAGATAAGGTAAAGGTGCAGGAAGATGCAGATAATAATTGAATTGTCGGACGAGACTTACAAAGACATAAAAGAAGAAAATAGTATTTATGGCATAAATAATGGTCTGAGCGCAAGAATGACAGGTAAAGTGGTAGGAGCAATTCAAAATGGCGTACCGTTGCCAAAAGGACACGGAGATGTTGTGGATATAGAAACATTGATTGATATGTTTTGGGATGGTAATTCAATGGAGATTACTAAATATGATTTATCTGTTATTGATCCAATCATAGAAGCGGATAAGGAGCAGGAAGATGAAAAAACTAA